GCCATTTCAGCGAAAGCGTTTCCGCTATCATCGCCTAGAGCTTCAGCAGCGGCAGTTGACATTGCAGTACCTTTTGTGTAAGTACCAGCAGATGGACTGTCGTTTAGAGCACCTGGATTATTGTTAGGCGAACCTGAGTGTGCAGTTTGCGAGTACCCAGTGTTAGTGCTTGAACCAGCAGCATTTCTTCCTGAGAAGTCTGTGTCTGCTTCGTCAAACATTGCTTCGTTGCCTGTTTGGTTAGTATATCTGCTTCTCATTGCAAAGATAAGTCCAGTTGGACCAGTCATTGGCTGAACGCCAGCGATATCATATGCAATCAAATTCGGCATAGCTCTTCTTACTAGAGAAATTAGGATTGGATCCCAATTTGCTACTGAAGAACCAGTCGCATTTGTTGGAGCAGCTTCTGTCATGTAAGCTCTGTCTTCTTTAAGAGCGTTTTCTTGGTTTTCCAAGATTACAGATGTAACGGCTCGTCTGTAAGAGTCCTTGATTTCTGGTAAATCCGGGTGCTCTAATACAGGCTGCCATTTCTTTTCATGTGTTTCTGAAAGATACATTGTTTCTCTCTCCTATTTATTTATTATTGACAATTTTCATGTCTTTAGTTTTACTTATAGCAGCAGTATAAGCAGCCATTGCATTTGATAAGTCAACATTATCTGTTGACGAACCTGCCGCCACATCATCAAGCTCTTCACTTACTTCTGTTTTCTTACCAAAATAACTTTCCTTGATAGTCGTTACTTTAGTTTTGAATTCTTCTGTATTTGAAGCATCAATCTCTTCAGCCAACTTAAAAAACTTTTCTTTAGAAGTGTCTGCTAAGTCTTCCGCAGCTTCAGCTACGATTGCCTTTTGGACATATCCAGAGTTAGATTGGTTAAGTTGAACATTTTTTTCGATTTGCTCGTTGAGTTTCTTTTCGAGGTCTTCGATTTTACCTGCTTGGTCTTCCAATACATTGTACTTTTCATCTGGTACATCTATGTAATGGTCTTCAAACAATTTCTTTAGACCTGAAATGAAGTCTTCAGCGATTTCGCCTTTAATTCCTCTTTCTAAAGCAAGCTCGTTGTCTTTCATCCATTCTTCAACTACATAGTTCAAGTATGAATCCACTTTTTCAACAAGTTCATCTTTAGATTTAGAAATTTCTTCATCGAATTTCTTTTCGTTTTCAGCCGTTAAGTATTCTTCGATTTCTGTTACCTTAGATTTGATAGCAGTTTCGAATACTGTAGCAGCTTTTGTTTTAAACTCTTCTGATAAGTCATCTTCTCCGGCGATAAGAGCATCAACATGTTCAGTAACATCTATTTCTTCTTTTGCGTATGAAGCTTTCATGTGTTTTTTACCGGCTTGCATACTAGACATTTCTTTCTTTGTTGCTGTTTCTTTCTTATCATCCTTCTTGGCTAAATATTTTTTTAACCCGTCAGGCATTTCGCCTTCAGCGACTACTTCTTCTTCAGAGTCCGTTTCTTCCATTTTACCACTTTGACCTGGGTGGGCAACTTTCGTTACACCAGCCTGTGTGTCAGGTTTTCCAGCTGTATCAGGTGAACCACCTTTATCAGCAGTAGCGCTAATCTGGTCAGAAACTTTGTTAGACTTTTTAGTTGCGTCTGGATTGCTGTCAGTAGGTTTAACTACAGCTGGACCTAAATCTTCTGCATTATTCATGCTTGCGATATGAGAAGGCTCAGCCGCAACAGCATTCTTCTTAGGTGCATCCGCAGCTGCTTCTGCAACAGCCTCAGCCTCTAACGCCTCTAAGTTTTTTGCTTCTGTATCGGACATTTGAGATATCTCCCTTTATTTAATCTTCTTAAAAAAATTAATTTTTTCTTTTCTTATTGATATTTATACATTTAGAGTTTTCCAAGAAAATTCTTAAAAACTTTGACCTTTGCTTCTGCTAATGCAACTGCTTTGGCCTGCTGAATTTCCTTCTTCCAACTCTCAATGTCTTTCTCTAACAATACACCGTTATCCCAAACCCACTCTTTACTCTCCATGATACCTTCTACAAAAGCATCTGGAGCGCTTGGGTCTGCAACGATATCGGCGGCTGTAGCTAAGTAAAAATCCTTACCCACATAGTTAGCACCACCTTTTTGCACCAAGGAACCCATACCACGAGAAGAAACACCAAGTGTTGCACCCTCGTCAATAAGATTTTTTACAATCTTACCATATGGAGTATCCATGATTTTCGCCTCACCGATAAAGTTCTTGCCTTCCGGCGTAAGCGCTTTAATCATGTGCGAAACTCTTTCCAAATTAACAGTCGGTCCGTCAGGATGTCCTAACTCTCCGAATGCTCTACCTTTTTGGATAAATTCTTTGTCGTATCTGCCAACTTCTTTGGCTAAAATGTCGTTCTCATAGATACGGCCATTTCTGTTCTTGATATCAGATTG